GGATCAAGCCAAACAGAAGACCAAGGATCTTTACGTTTTAAAGCTTGAACGTGTATCCACTTTGCAAAAGGATTCATTTTTGATGCTCCTTTGATTTTGTGAGATGGTTATAAGCGTGAACAATAAGATTGATCTTTTTTTGATCGTTTAAATTTATAATTTCATGCCATCCATTTCTGTCTCCAATTAAATCCCAAATAGCTTCTTTTTCCTTATCACTCAAGGTGCTTAAAAATTGAATAAATTTTTCTGATTCCATGTTTTTAGTTGATTTGGTTGGTAGGGAAATCTTTAGGGTCAACGACCTCTACAGATTCTTTGATTTCGGGAGGAGGATTTTCCCTTGCTAAGTTTTTAAACCTCACACCTTGATAACCTCTTGGGAAAATATCAAGGTGCTTGTTTGCTGAGTCGATGTTGTACTGACAACCTGCACTAATTTGATCTAAATCCTCTATTTCCCACATAGGTTTTTTAGGGTTAGCAGGATTAGGTGTATGTAATCCTTTCTTTAACCTGAGAGTAATTGAGCGAAGGTTGTTAAATAATGGTTCCACTATTCGTCTACAAACCTCCCATTCCTAAACAGTCTTCCTGCTTGTCCTATTGAAGCAGTCTCCTTATCGGCCTTTTGTGGTCTTCCAAAGGCTTCGTAGTTCTTCAGGGTAATACTTTGCCATTTATTCGCTATGCCCTCTTCTAGCTGATCTAAGACAGCACTAACACCTGTTCCTTGCCCATACTTAGTAGCAATTCCTTTTAAGCCTTTAGGCCCGATTAAAAGTTTAAAGGCTTCTTCACTCTTTGCCCCTGATTTAACTGACCAGAATTTTGCTATTAAATCTTTACAAAAACGAAGATCTTCAGGTATTTGATTCTCTCTAAAAATCCATTTTTTTGATTTTTCCTTATTTATTATATTCTCTACTTTACTAGTATAGAAAACCTCCCTTTCTTCTTTGTTTTTTTCTTTTTGTCGGTCGGTTTTCAGTCTACCACATGGGTCAAGCCCCATATGATAGTTTAATCCAACTCTTAAAAGGTAATTGCCCCAAGTCGTAGTGTCTGTAAAGATTTCTGGCCTTTCAGCTTCCATTTCTTGGTACAACTTTGGACGTATTCTTATTGGCGTTGGTTCATTCATGATTACTTGAGTAGTTCTTGAAGTGTACTCTGTGTATTCTTTGATGAATAAGAGGGAAAGGGGCTACTTATGAAATTGTAATATTTCTCATTCATCTATTTGCCTCCGATACTGCTTACAGAATTTGTTGCATATAACCCAAGGTTCACATTCATCCTCTAATCCTAAGATTCCTACATAGCCTTCTATTCTATGAATCTCTTCATACAGATAGGCTGCTTCCTTTTCAGTAAATTCAAATTTGATTAGTTTCTTTTTCATCATTCAACCTCCTCTTTTACATCTTCTCTTTTCCAAAACAATGGAATAGCAGTTAATCCTGTCATCCTTTCAAATTTATACATTGCTTGTTCGTTCTCTCCTCTAATAGTCCACATATAAAGACCTTTAGGAGTTTTGTCTTCTTTCCAATCATTTACAGCAAATCCCCATTTCTTATATTTTTCTTCTACTTCTTTTTTGCCTTCATAATCCATTCCCCACATCACAGAAACTTTTGAGTCATAACAATGCTCTAAATCTTTTTCTGTAGGGTTTAAGTAGGAACCTTCTCTTACAAAGTCAGGTTCACCTAATCGTTTTACTAATTGATAGTACCTAGTTCGTACATGAGCGATAGCATGCATTAGTTTGTACCTCTGTGATTAAAGAATTGGTTAAAGGTTTTAAAGTTTTTTACTTCTATTAAATATTTTTTCTTTTCAATCATTTTTCTACATTCATGACATTCTTTATCTGACCATTCAAAGTGATAAACAAGATGAACGAAATTACATTCAGGACATTTGATACATCTTCCTAAATTCCAATCATCTTCCTTAAAAACTCTATGATTTGATTTATAGGATATATATTCTTTAATGTTATTTATCCTTTTAGGTAAAACATTTTCATCAAAGATTAATTTCCTACATTCAAATCTATACTGTGCTTCATTCATACTGCACACTCTTGGCATACAGAAACACTTACTCTCATTTGATGTATCACAAAGGCTCCTCTGTCTCTATCAAAAGAGTCTGTCATCCCATCTTGTTTTGATCCTAAAGTTATAGATCTTTGCCCATAACTATCACCTTTAGAAATCTTTTTCTTGCATTCATGGCAAGTACGTTCTCTTCTAGTTCTTTTTAGTTTCATGATCTCTAAATAAATTGGTTTGTAGGTTTGTTTTTTTAGATTTGCGTTTCTGGTAGCTGGGGTTAGCTTCAAACGCATACCATTCATCACTAGGAAGATCAATCCAGCATCGGACTCCGTTAATTACCTGGAATCGCAATAATTTTCCATTCATAATGGAATACTTGATTTTCATTTATGGTTTAACCTGTTGAGTTTATTAAATACTTCATTGATTTTATAATCTTGAAAGTCGTCTTCTTCTGTTTTAAGAAATTCAATAGTGTCTGCTACTACAGCGTAAAGGGCTTGAAATTGATCTTCAGTTAGTTCTAATAATTTAGTCATAGTTTTAATTCCTTAATAGTTTTTTCTGCTAATTCAAGCGCATTCATTTCTGCTTTGAAATGTTCTTCACTTATTTCATTATTAAAAAAAGCATCAACAATAATTGCTTTGTTGTCTGCTTTTTCTTTTAATTGTTTTTGAATTAGGTTTTCTAATTCTCGTTTCATTGCTGCCATTTTAGTAAAGAGATAATTAGTTTAATCGATATCTTTTAAAGTTCTTTTAAATCTTTCAATTCTTACGTTTAATTGTTTTTTATGTGCTTCTTCTATCTCTTTTATTAATTCTTCTTTTGTCTTAGCCCATTCCCGCCACACTTCCCAGTTTGAATAAGTCTTGTATTTGACTCTATAAGCTTTAACCAACCAATAATAAGGATTATTTTTGATGTATTCTTCTTTTTCTAATTGCTCTCGATAAGCAATATCCTCCAGTTCTTCTTTCCTTAAAAGAAGTGTTTCATGATAATCAGACATAATAAAAAAAAAGGTTTAGGTTTGTTTTCTAGGTCTTACTGTCTCTTTCAACTGCCTAGATTTTTTTAATTCGCTAGCGAAATTCGCATTAAAAATGCTTTGCTAGTTTCATTCTTTTTTCTCCTATATCCATTTTTAATTTAATATCATTTGCTTTATAAAATTGCTCTTCTAAATATTGCTTATAATCCCTTCTAAACTCTCTATCTTTTAACTGTTCTTTATCTCTTTCAGTCTTACACCCTTCTTTAATCATTCTTTTCTCAACATCAGCAATCCAGCGGTATAAAGTACCTTGATCAGTATTAGGAAACTTTATTTTTAAATCATCTACGATTGCTTTTTTGTCTTGATTCCAGCTCAGTTGCTCTTCTATAGTAGCTAAGCTTTGATCTTTACCGATTGTTTTTTTCATTGGTTTAATGTTGAATAATGGTTACAGGTTTCGAGTTTCCATCACATAAAAAACATTGATCGCATGATGAAACCCTATTAGCTTCTAAACTTGAAGGACAAATTATTTCTTCCTTTAACTTTGGCTCTTCTTTTTTTCTTACTCTAAATGGTTTCCATCCATGACTAGTTGCTTCTATATAATCTTTCATTCCGTCACAACTTGCCATCACAGTACCTTTAAAATTACTTGCAAAATCTTTACGCCATTGATGTGTATATCCTGTATGTAATTTTTCATTCTTTTTTGCATTCTTATAAACTTCTTTTAACGCTTTATCCCATATATAATAAGGAACCATTGCAGGATCTCCAAAGCTACCTAATCTCAGATATTTATTATTAAAAATATTCCAATTATCTCCTATGTATTCATAACCTTTACCATTACGCCAGCATTCCCAAACTGCTCTCGGGCCTTGATATACCCTTACGTAACAAGTAGCATATCCATTTTCTTTAGGATTGTTATAAGTCGCATGACAACAATCACCACAGACTGACTCTCCATAGGCTTTAATTTTAAAAGCTTTATGTGGTGCTAAGTGCTTGTAAAGAATCCATGACTGTAATAAATTTCCAGTCTTATCATTATCTGTATTTTTTTCAAAACCAGTAACAATAAGTGCAATATCTAAAGCTTTATTTATTGGACTCTTACCTTCCCATAAAATAAAACCATTAGAATTCTTTTTTTTCTTTTTTAATTTCATTTTTAAAGCTCTATTACGGTTACTTTTGAGCAGTTATTGCCGTAATAAACTTTTATGTGACTATATTTTTCTCTCAATAAATCGGTTTTATTACATGGTTTATTATCCCAAGGGTTTCCATAGTCCCTTATTAGAAAGTCTTTATCACTTTTTAAATGTTCGATTACTTCCTTTTTATTTTTCAGTACTGTTAAGTACTGCGTGACTGTTAAAACTTGCATGATAAAAAAAGTTTGTTTTGATTGGTTTTAAAATGTTTTTGCTATGAAATACCATTTATCGGCATCATGACCGGCTGCTACGATCTCCCAACCATTAACACCATTGCCGATTAGCTCCCAACTATCAATTAAATCCTGAGCTGTTTTTTTTGCGTTTTCATATTCGCTTAATTCAAAATTAGTTGGGTTTGTTTTTCTAAATGTTTTTTCTTGGTTCCTTTTATGTGTTGCTTTGTACTTTCCATTTGAATAAGTAACAACTACACAAGGTAAGGAGTAGTTAACTTTATTAGTCATTTTTTTAAAGGTCGGTTGATTGTTTCTAGTTGTAGTTCTAAATCTTTTATTCGCTTGTCTCTTTCTTTTATTCGCTTGTCTCTTTCTTTTATTGCTTCAATTAGATTTGTAGAACATCCAATGATGTTGTGATAATCATCTTTTAAGTTCTCAATATCTGGGTTTGTGTATTTCATCTTTTATCGTCCTCCCAGTATTCTTTATTAATGCTTACAGACTTAAAAACTTCTGAGCATTTTTTGATTGAATATTCATGGATAGTAGGAACATCCATGTCATTACAGAAATATGGTTCCTTTAAATAAATCCAATATCCGTCATTAGTTGATCTTTCATCTGAAACCATAGCAACCCAAGGATGATCCTTAAAATCTTTCCAAGTCTTAGGGTGTTTCATTATTGATTACCTCTATTTAAGTCTTGATAGTGCATAAGTCTTAAATAAGACTCTGGCAGGTCTCCAAATAATTCTGTAATTATTGGACAAGCTTTAAGCCATTGCTTAAAAGTTAGTTGCTTAGGTTTGTTTTCGCATTGATAAGCGATATCAAACTTTTTCCAGTCTTTAGAATCTTTCATTTGTTTAGACCATTGCTAGGAACTAAACAAAGCATTTTTAATTGTTGCAAGTGCTTTGTTTGCATTGCTTGAAGAATTCGGCCTGAGTTGTATTGGATTAACTCAGGTCTGGAGAAGTTTGGAAGTAGTGCTTCTTTCATTTTTGTTTGTTCGGTTAGTTCATATCTATTATAGCTTGTCGATTACTAAACAACAGTTAAAGTCTCGAAAGCTTAACACTTGTAATACTTCCAGTAATGACCCTTAGTGATGACCCTTGTAAGCTCTTGAGAGGTCTTTTTTGCTCATGTTCGCTGAAGTGACCTCGTAAGGCCCTCTCTTGGCGTTTTGGCGCTCTCTTGGAGTATTTCACGCTGTTTTATGCGTGATATTTGCCCACTTGCTCCAGGTCGCTCCTGGCCGTGCTATTCCATTGTCTAGGTGCTAGGTATTTCTACCTATAGATCAGTTGATAGATTGGTCTAAGTATTTGTACCTAGTTAATCTTAGTAAGTATTTATACCTAGAACTGAAGATTTGCTCCAGGTATTTTTACTTATAACCTATTATAGTCCAGATCCTAGTGATAGCAAGGGGTATAGTAGGAATTGTTTACATTTAGTGGCACGACGGGGGGAACTTAAATATATTTTGCAGTTTAAATTGCGTCCTTAAATATAAACAATTAAGAAGGTTGTTTAGGCTCTACTTTAATGGATAGTTCAGGAGCTTGGATGCTAACGTGTTCAACGCTTTCACCTATTACTTTTCCTATAGAGTCAAGGACTTGAGCTGCAGTTTGGAGTTGACCTTTACGGATGGCTTTTTCGTAGAGTCGAAGTCTAGCTGCCTGAAGGCGAGCGAGCATATTGTCTCTATCTTTCTGCCAATCTTCGTTATTCCAAGCATTAACTTGTTTCCAATCAGTCCAAGCTGTTGTTATTGAGACACCTTCTTTACTTGCGTGATCGAGGACAAGTTGTCTAGCAGGGAGGCCTTCAAGTTGTCTTCTATAGAGTCGTTGTTGTCTAGCTTCTACGACTAGTCTGGGGCTTTTATTACCTATAGTTCTTCTAGGTTTTTTAACTTCTTTTTTAACTTCTGGTGTATAAGAATCATCAAAAGTGTTGAGGCATGAATCGGTCACGGACGCAACTCAAAATAACGTTATTAATAGGATAATACCTTTTTGTGAGTAATTTGGAGTAAAAATAGGGGGGTATAAGTACAAAATTGATTAATCAAGGAAAGTATGACTGTAAAAACAGCACCAGAAATAAATTTAAGATGGGCACAGGGGGAGGTATTTAATAGTGAGAAAAGGTTTAGAGTATTAGTTGCCGGGAGGAGGTTTGGGAAGAGTTATTTAAGTTGTATTGAATTATTGAGGGGTGCAATTAATAAGCCAGGAGAGACATTTTTCTATTGTGCGCCAACGTATCGGATGGCAAAAGATATTGCGTGGAAGGCGTTAAAGAGGTTAGTTCCGAAAGTATGGATACAAAGTAAAAATGAGACTGATTTAAGGTTAGATCTTGTTAATGGATCAAGTATTGAGTTAAAGGGAACAGAAAATGCGATGGCATTGAGGGGAAGGAGTTTGTCTGGGGTTGTGTTGGATGAGGCTGCATTTATGGATGCAGAGGTATGGTTTGAGGTTATACGTCCTGCTTTGGCTGATAAACAGGGATGGGCGTTATTCATTAGTACACCTGATGGAACTGCTAGTTGGTTTTATGATTTATGGTGTTATACGGCAAGTGATCCTACAGGAGAATGGCAGAGGTGGTGTTATACAACTATTGAGGGGGGTAATGTTCCAAAAGAGGAGGTTGAGGCAGCTAGGGCGCAGTTAGATGAGAGGACGTTTCGGCAGGAATTTGAAGCAAGTTTTGAGAATTTAACTGGGTTGGTAGCTATAAGTTTTGGAGATGACAATATTTCGACGAAAGCAGAGGACATTAGCGTGATGCCTCTGTTGCTGGGCGTTGACTTTAACGTAGATCCTATGTCTGGCATTTGTGCTGTTAAAAAAGATGACACACTATATGTCTTTGATGAAATAATTATGACTGGAGGAGCTACGACATGGGATTTTGCGGAGGAAGTAACGAGAAGGTATGGAGTAGATCGAAGAGTTGTTGCTTGTCCCGACCCTACAGGTGGTGCTAGAAAAACTGCTGGTGTTGGTGCAACAGATCACAGTATTTTGAGAAGGAGTGGATTTAATGTTTCTGCCCCCAGAGCACCTTGGAAGATTAGAGATAAAATTACTGCTGTTAATACTGCCTTATATGATGCAAATAGTGTTAGGAGGACATTTATTCATCCTCGTTGTAAGGAATTAATTAAATCGTTAAGGACGTTAACTTATGCGCCAAATACAGGTTTACCGAATAAAAATCTTGGTGTTGATCACGCTTTTGATGCTTTCGGGTACTTATGTTTACAACAATTTAATTTAGCCAAACCAGAAACCCTTGGACAGACAGGTTACAGGATCTATTGAGTCATTTAG